AAATTGAACTCTGTTCGTTTATTTGAAACTCTAACTGGTTTATTCCATACTGCTCTTAATGGTCATCGCCTTGAGAAGCAATTAGGTGGTTCTGGTTCTACTGCTGAAGCAAACTACATGACTGCTGCTACTGTTGCAGAAGCTCGTTCTCTTTTAGGAGAAAGAGGAGAGGAACTTGATCTTCTCATAGTTCACCCTGCGGTTGCTTATTACCTATACCAAGTAGGTCTATTAACATTCTCAACTTCTGCCTTATCAACTGGTACTGGCATTACTTGGGGTGGCGGTGGAGTTGGTGTAACTGACAGATCAATCGGTCAGTTTGCTGGTTGCACAGTTGTAATCGATTCTCAGGTAAACATCAACGATCCAACAACTACTGGAAATCGTCAAGAGTTCCGTTGCTACTTAATGAAGTCAGGAACTATCCTTGAAGGTAATCAGTCTGAGCTAGGTATTGAAGCAGAAAGAAACATCTTATCTAAGCAAGATGTTATGTCTGTTGACTACCATAGTGCTTACCACGTTATGGGTACTAAGTGGACGAACGCTGCTGATAACCCTGCTAACTCAGCACTAAGAACTGGATCTAACTGGGGTGTAACTTATGATATTGACCAGATTCCTATGGTTGAAATCTTTGTAAACACACCATTGTCTAATGGACTTAAGTCTTAATTTTTATTAAGATTAAAATGTGGTCATTAAACCTCATCAATTATTGGTGGGGTTTTTTCTTTACGCTACAATAAAACTAAATTACTTTATCAATCGTGGCAGCTACTATAAACGCAACTTTAAAAAGTGAAACTGCTAATAGTTATGTCACATTGACAGAAGCTAATAGTTATTTTGAAACTGCACCTGATTCAAGCACTTGGACTAATAAAACAGACGATCAGAAAAATAGATCATTAATAGCTGCTACAAGATGGATTGATACTTTTGTATTTCAAGGAGATAGATGTGACGAAAATCAAGCATTAAAATTTCCAAGAACAAACTATCAGGTAGATAGAGTTGAGTTAAGTTGCTCTACAATTCCAAATAATATTAAATATGCACAATATGAATTAGCCAGAGCTTTAGCTAACGAAACAGATGCTATGACAGGTAATACTGGTACAGACGGAAATATAGAACAAGTAAAATTAGGAGATATTCAAGTAAAATACAACACAAAAAGTCAAGGTACTGGAACTGTAAATAATATTATGGATAAATACCCTTGGCTACAAAGTTATCTTGGAGCATATATGTTAGGTGGAGCAGGTACTTTTCAGATGAGGGTAGTTAGAGGATAATGGCAGGTCAACTAGATTCATTACTAAAAAGCGTTGCTAAAGATATAGTGGCAACTTTAGGTAGTTCTTTAGATTCAACTATTACATACGTTAAAAAAGGAGTTTCTAGTTATAACATTGATACTGGTGAAGAAGTCAGTGTTGATACAACTTATTCTGATATAAAAGCACCAGTTGAATTTATTGAGTCTACAGAAAATAATGGTAGAGAAAGAAGAGAAGCAAAAATTTATATTACACCTGATTTGATTGGTGATAATCAACCTAGTTTTGAAGATGAAGTTAAATTAACTTATGCTGGATCTGTAAGAACAGGACAGATAATTAATATAGATACAAAACAAGGTGGACAGACTTATCTGTTTACATTATTGGTGAGGTTTTAATGGCTAAAAGTAGAGGTATCGAAAATATAGAAAAAGATCTTACTGGTAATTTGGAAAGAGACTTAAATACTTTAGTGCGAGCAATTATTACTGATTTGTCAACAGAAAAACATAGTCCTGTTGATACTGGTTTTTTTGCTTCAAGTTGGACAGCAAGTACACAAAGACCTAGACCAGACCAATCAAGAAAAGATCATGCTCCCTGGAGTGGCATTAAGCCATCAAGAAATGGAACCCGTGCTCCTGGTGCAGTAGTTGAAGCTAGATTTCTTAATAACATACCTGATTTTAAACCTTATTCAAAAGTATTTATTGGCAATAGATCAGAATATGCAGCTAGAGCTTTGGCATCTCCTAGAAGCGGAGTGCCTCAATATGTTCAAGGTGATTTAAGTCAGTTAATAAAAAAAGTATTTTCAGATAAACCAAAACTAGGTGTAGGTACATTTGGTACAGGAGTTAAATATCAATCTAAGAATGTAAGAGACTTGAAAGGTGTTGGTTTATTTGGTGGTACTGATGACGCATTTGTTGATTACACTAATCCATGACTTTAGTTAACACCAGAGCAGCTTTTGAAAAAGCAGTAACAGATGCAGTTGAAAACGTAGATCCAACTGTAGAAATGATTTATGACAATATGATTTATAAAACTCCTGGAAAGACTAAAAAATATATTGTTATGTCAATAGATTTTGGACAGGCAACAACACAAACACAAGGACCATCACAGGATTTTTATTCTGGTGTTATTCAATGTAATATTTATGTTCCAAGAGGTAAAGGTAGTGCAGTTTTATCTGCTTTAGGAGAAGCCGTTATTGATGGACTTACTTCTGTTAATGCTTCTGACTACGTTGATACCTTTAGTTGTGACCCTAGAGTATTAGATGTTGTTGGTCCTGCTCCTATTGAATTAGATGACTCTGCACATTTTTTAGGCTTAATATCTTGCCAATTCACTGCAAATGCGTAGTATAGTAATGTAATATTACTTTTATATATGACTAGAGCAGTTGACCTTTTAAAAAACAGGTTTGGAGTTTCTCAACTTTATAAGCATGATGTCAAACAAGATGATGAAATTATTTTAACTATTTACTGGCATCCACTAACTATTGCTGAAAGAGAAGCAATACAGAAAAAAACTGGTACAGATGATACTAATGATTACGCTTTACAAATGATGATTGAAAAGGCATTAGATAAAGAAGGTAATCGCATTTTTCAAGATGGTGATAAGGCTTCATTAAGAAGAGAAATATCAGCATCTATTCTTGAGGAAATTCAAATAGCAATGATTACAGTAGGTGCTGATAAGGAGGTAAAAGAGGCTAAAGCCGATTTAAAAAGCTAATAAAGATTGGCAGTTTATTTATTCTTTAGCAAAAACATTACATAAAACTGTTGCTGAGTTATGTGAAACTTTGACTATTGAAGAAATGATAGGTTGGGCTGCATATAATGAAATTGAAAATGAAGAATATAAAAAACAACAAGAACAAGCACAAAAAACTAATGCTTTAAGAGGTAAAAGAAGGTAATATAGAGAAAATGTTTTAATTTTTATAGCAAGTGGCTAATTATAATATTGATTTATTACTTACAATAAAAAATTCTAATAAATTAAAACAGCTTAATAAAGATTTCAAAAAAACAAATGAAGAGCAAAAAAGAGTAAGGCAAGGATTAAAAGAAATGGATAAGGGCTATAAAAAGTTCTTTCCAAGTCTAAATAAAATAGTAAGTTTACAAACTAAAGCTCAAGAGATGTTTAATAAAACAGCTTTGGGTACAAGAGCTAATACTATGGCAGCTAAAGATTTAGTTGCAGCACAAAGATTATTAAATCACGAATTAGCACAGAGAAATAAATTATTAAAAGAAGTTCGAGGAGGTGCTTTTGAATCAAATATTGTTCAAAATGTAGGTCGTAGCCAAAGAGGTCGGGCTGGTTCTGGATTCGCAAGTTTTAGTAGTAGGGCTACCGAAGTTACTGAACTAGCAAAAACAGAAGCAATGAAAACTAAAGCTAGAGATAAACATTTAAAAAATATTGATAAAAAAGTTGCAAAAATAGCAACAATTCAAACACAGCAACAAACACAGAGAGCCTTTAGTGCATTGCCTGGGGGTAATTTTGGAATACCAGGAGGTCAAATTGGTCCTCGATTGCCAATACAAAACAGATTAGGTTTTGGTAAAAATGCACAAAGCGGTCCTTTTGCTATGCCAGGCGGTGCGATGGGTAGGCTAAAAGGTGGTGCTGGTAGTGCATTGATTGGTGGAGGTTTCCCTTTGTTGTTTGGTGCTGGTGGATTAAGTTCTATTATGGGTGGTATAGCTGGTGCTGCTGGAGGAGCACTTGCACCAGGAGGAGGATTTGCTGCTTCTATTGCTGCTACTGCTGCTGCTGCTCAAATAGAAAAAGCTAGAGCTTTTAGAAAAGAAATAAATAATCTTAATTTAGACTTAGAAAGTATGGGTATTGCTTCAACATTTTCAAGAAAACAAATAAAAGAATTAGCTAAAGAATTTAAAATTACTAATGATGAAGCGATAAAATTAGCAAAAACTTTTAAAACTTTTGGAGCAGATCAAGCAGGAATATTATTATCAGCCTTTGGTTCAAGAGAGGTTTTTGATACATTATCTGGTTTAAGAAATACTGAGGATGTATTGAGTAAAATTCAATCAGTTAGAGAACAAATTAGTGAAACTCAAAGACAGGATTTATTACAAACATTAGCTACAAAAGGATCATTAGAAACACAAGCAAAATTAGAAAGAATAATATTTGAACAAAGAAAGAAAGCCTTTGTTGAAGGAGAAATAGATAAGATTAAAATTTTAGATATACCAAAAGAATTTAGAGCTACAAAAGATCTTCAGAAAGAATTTGCGAATTTAAAAAGGGTTGAACTTGGCGAAGAATTTGAAAAAATAAATGGATCAGGATTAAAAATATTAGAAAATCAAATAAAAATAAATGAGCAAATGCAGTTTTTAGCAGAATTTAACGCACCTACAGATCAATTAAGAGAAATGTTAAATCCAATGAGACAAATATTAGATTTAAGTATGGCAATAAAAGATGGATTTGAAGAATCTTTCAAAGGAATTATTAAAGGAACAATGACTGTTCAAGAAGCGTTTAGAAGTATGTTAAATAGAATTGCAGATCATTTTTTAGATGCTGCTGCAAGAATGGCTGCTACACAAATACAACAAGGATTTTTAGGATTATTTAGTAATATGTTTAATTTTGGAGGCCCTACACCATTTAGACCTGCTCCTGGTACTTTTGGAACAAATATTCCAAGTGGTTCTGATTTATTACCAGGTTCATTTGGTATATCTAGTATTACAAGAGCAGCAGGAGGTCCAGTAAAAGGTGGAAGCAGTTATCTTGTTGGAGAACGTGGGCCAGAAATGTTTAGCCCAGGTGTATCAGGAATGATTACACCAAATCATGCTCTTGGTGGATCTACAAATGTAATAGTAAATGTAGATGCTTCTGGTTCTTCTGTTGAGGGTGATGAACAACAAGGTAGAGAACTTGGTCGTCTTATATCAGTAGCGGTACAATCTGAATTAGTACAACAAAAAAGACCTGGAGGTTTACTTGCATAATGGCTACTTTTCCTTCAATTACCCCAACATACGGACAGCAAAAAAGATCCGCACCAAAAACTAGAACAGTTCGTTTCGCTGATGGATATGAACATAGAATATTATTTGGACTTGCAGAACATCAAAATCCAAAGATATTTAATTTAACTTTTAATGTTTCAGAAACAGATGCAGATACAATAGAAACATTTTTAGATGCAAGAGCAAATGATAGTGCCAGCTTTGATTTTACACCACCAGGAGAAGCTAGTTCATCTAAATTTGTTTGCGAAGCATGGAGTAAATCAATACCTTATTTGAATAGGGCAACAATACAGGCAACATTTAGGGAGGTGTTTGAACCATGAGTACTGATCCTGTATTTAGTGAAGTTCAAAAAATAAATCCTTCTGCAATTATTGAACTTTTTACATTACAGTTAGACAACTCTTTACATGGTGCGACTACAATTTATCGATTTCATTCTGGATCTAATCTTAATGCAAATGGTGAAATAGTCTGGGCTGGTAATTCTTATCAAAGATTTCCTATAGAAGCTACAGGTTTTGCATATCAACGTGGTCAAATTCCAAGACCAAAACTTGTTGTTAGTAATGCGTTAGGAACTATATCTGCAATTTTAGAGGCTGTAAATTTCGTTACTGTAGGTAATGATTTAACAGGTGCTACTGTTACAAGAATAAGAACAATGGCAAGATTTTTAGACGC